TGCCGCGCCCGACGAAGGAAGAACTGGCCGAGGGGGCAACGCATCCGCCCGGCACCGTGCACTTGCCTGACTGGGTGGAAAGCGAATGGCTGAAGCAGCTGGTGGCCGAGGAACTGGTCACTGTGCGCACCAAACGTGGCTTTGCCCGGCTGGAATGGCAAAAGCTGCGCGAACGCAACGAGGCGCTCGACTGCCGGGTCTACGCCCGCGCCGCGGCATGGATCGTCGGCGCTGATCGCTGGTCAGAGGCGCGTTGGGTCGATCTGGAGGCGCAGGTGGCCGGGGACAGCAAGTGTGACGGGTCACAAGACAAGCCCGCAGCAGGATCCATTCGTGCAGTGCGCAGCCCCGCGCGGCGCAGGTCTGTGGCATCGAATTATATGCGTTGATCTTCATTCCGACACGCGCTCGATGCCGGTCGCGTATTGCAGATGGGTTGCAGCTCTGACTTAGGCTTCTGCCTTGTGCGCATCAGTTGATCAGATCAGAGATTGCGTCACTCACGAGGAACCGGCGGTAGCGACCGCCTGCGGGCACACCGTTTCCGTCGATTGTCTCTCTCAGGTCGGCTTCGAAACTGGCAAAATCTGTGTAATCGCGGGGGATCACCTCTTTCTGTATCGCATCGCGAACATTCTCCGCCATGTCCTCTAGCCCGAGTTCTGCGATGCAGTTCATCCAAGGGATCATCACGTCTCCCGGGGCTTCCGGACAAAGCACGCGAAACTGCCTGAAAAAACCCTCCACCTCGTTTCGCTTTTCCGGATGCGCCAGCGAAACAAGGACAAGAGCACTCATGAAGGTGCCACGAACATATTCATCGGCGTGTGGGTTACATGCAGCTTCGCAAAGTGGCTCCAGATCGCCGTCAAATGTGCTGGCCAGAATGCGATAGCCGCCAGAGTCGATGGCGTGATCACCAAAAAGGCGCTCGACGATTGGTATGGGGCGAGAGAGCACTCTTATCGTTGGACGATATGCAAACGGCTCACGCCACTCGGCAAGTAAGAAAAGCACTGGCACGAGCGCGTTCACTTCCAGCTGGCCCATTTCGCGAGTGGATTGATAACCAAGCCGCGTGACCAGATCGACAAAGATCGGGCCCATGGCTTTGCGCTGTTTGCGCGCCGCCATCATCGTATCTTTGAGGGATGTATCAGCCTGCGTGAAATTAAGCATGATTTCGGATGGTGTCATGGATTCGCTTTCACTGGAGGGCAGGTCCCTCAATTGAAACACTTTTAACCCAAGGGTCAATTCATATGCCGACAATTTCCGACCTTAAAACCCGCCGTGACGCCCTCTCGGCGCAGCGATCCTCTGGCGTGGCGCGGGTCAGTTGCGACGGCAAGACCGTGGATTATCGCAGTATTGCCGAAATCGACCGGGCCATCGAGGTCCTGGACCGCGAGATCGCAGCGGCCGAGGGGCGCAAGATTATCCGCCAAGTGCGCGTGATCACCAGCAAAGGGCTGTAATGCATGGGCTGGTTTGATGGCTTTCGCCGCCGGGGAACTGGCGGCCCAAAAGACGTGCGTGCGCGACTGGAAGGGGCAATGTCGCAGCGGCGCTTGCGGGGCTGGCAACCGCCCTTGGAGAATATCAACTCGCTGGTCGCCTCGGGCGGCCCGCGTCTACTGGCGCGGTCGCGTGAGTTGGTGGTAACCAATGGCTATGCGGCAAATGCCTGTGAGGCTTTTGCGTCGAACCTGGTGGGCGACGGGATCAAGCCGTCATCGCTGATCGAGGATCCGGCTCTGCGTGATCAGGTGCAGCGGCTCTGGCTTGCCTGGACCGATGAGGCGGATGCTGACGGTCTGACCGACTTCTACGGGTTGCAAGCGATGGTGGCGCGCGAGATGTTCGTTGCTGGCGAATGCTTTGTGCGGATGCGCCCGCGCCGGTCCGAGGATGGCCTGCTGGTGCCGATCCAGCTGCAGCTATTGCAGTCTGAGATGCTTCCCTTCGAGAAGACAGAGACCGCCGCCAACGGCAACCCAATCCGTTGCGGGATTGAGTTTGACCTGATCGGACGGCGTGTGGCTTATCACTTCCGGCGCCGTCACCCCGGCGACAGCACAGACCAGACCATGCCAGTGCCGCTGACGACCCGGGTGCCAGCCGAGGATGTTCTGCACATCTACCGCCCCATTGACGCGGGGCAAATCCGGGGGTTGCCCCACATGGCACCTGCCATGGTGCGGTTGTTTCTGCTCGACCAATATGATGACGCCGAACTGGACCGCAAGAAAACGGCTGCGATGTTCGCAGGCTTCATCACCAAAACAGCACCCGAAGAGCAGCTGATGGGCGAAATCGAGGCGACCGACGATAGTGGGGCCACCGTCAGTCTGGAACCCGGCACTCTGCAGGTGTTGTTGCCCGGCGAAGACGTCAAGTTCTCCAGCCCTGCCGATGTTGGCGGCGGCTATGAGGCGTTTCAATACCGGACACTGCTGTCGGTCTCAGCCTCGCTCGGTCTGCCCTACCATCTGGTCACGGGCGACGTGCGCCAAGCGAACTATTCCAGCCTGCGCGCTGAATTGGTCGAGTTCCGCCGAAGGGTTGAACAGCTGCAGCACGGTGTTGTTGCGCATCAGCTTTGTCGCAGGGTTTGGGCCCGCTGGTTGGAAACGGCGGTGCTGTCGGGCGCCTTGGACTTGCCAGACTTTGCGGGCGCGCCTGCGCGGTACCGTGCGGTGAATTGGATCCCACCACGCTGGGATTGGGTCGATCCGCTGAAGGACATCCAGGCGCAGGTTCTGGCGATGGAGGCCGGGATCGTCTCGCGCCGCAAGGTTGTTGAGGCGACGGGCTACGACGTCGAGGAAATTGACCGCGAAAACGCAACGGATGCGGCCCGCGTTGCAGCATTGGGTTTGCAGTACCGCACCAGCCCTGGCGAGACGCAAGGCGCGCGCCACGCCCGCCACCCGTCCTGACCCGGGCAATGGCAACGGTGATTACCGGGACGATGGCGCAACGGCGTCCGATCCCGCCACAGAACAGGAGTAACATCATGAACAGCTGGTACACGATCCGGGCCCAAACCCAAGCCCAAACCCAAGCCCAAACCCAAGCGATGGGCGCGGAGGTGCTGATCTACGACGAAATCGGAGCCTATGGCGTCTCGGCCAAGGGGTTTCTGGCGGAGCTGGGCGCGCTGCCGGATACCACGCCTCTGGCCTTGCGGATCAACAGCCCGGGCGGTTCAGTCTTCGACGCGGTGGCGATCTACAATGCGCTGAAGCGTCATACCGGCACCGTCACGGTCTGGATAGACGGCATTGCGGCTTCAGCTGCCAGCTACATCGCTATGGCAGGTGACGAGATCATCATGCCTGAGAACGCTTTTCTGATGATCCATGATCCCTCTGGCATTGTCATGGGCACGGCCACTGACATGCGTGAAATGGCCGAAACACTGGACAAGATCGCGGGCAGCATGACCCGGGGCTATGCCGCCAAATCTGGCAAGCCCGAGATTGAAATTGCAGCGCTGATGGCCGCTGAGACGTGGTTCGATGCACAGGATGCGTTGGATCTGGGACTGGCCACGCGCATGGCAGAGCCAGTCCGTATTGCCGCCAGCTTCGACATCGGACGCTTCCGCAATGCACCGCCAGTGCTTGTCGAGGCCGTCGAGGCCGTCGAGGCGGCAGAGGCTGGAGTGGGTGAAACTGTTGATAGTCACGACGGTATTCAGATCAGCGATCCGCCGTCGCGTGAGGCCGGTTCCACCGTTACGGAACCCAATGAGAGCGTCGAAGCTTCTGGGGCTCACCTTGAAGCAGGTCCAGACGCGGAACCCGCGCCGGATCCAGAAACTCTTGCGGCTGACAAGACTTTTGATCTGGGTCCAGAACCAGCTCCCCCCTCTGAGGGACGGAGCACTGTTGGAGTTGCCAACACTGCTCCCGACGCCAGCGCCATCCGCGCTGAAGCCATCGCGCATGCGCGCTCTGTGATTGATCTGTGCCGCCTCGCCGGTCAGCCGCAAATGGCGGGACGGTTCTTGGAAGAGGACAGAGGTCTTGATGACATTCGCGCAGCCCTTCTGGC